TGCGTGGTATCTCCTTGGCCGAGAAGTGCTTGCCAAGGCGCGAACACTCGGAATGTCATCGCGGTAGCATCGCCTGGTGCGAGAGTGAAACCCGTTTGTGTAAAATGTTGTTTGAATGTTTCTTGGTTCTTTTTGATAATCTTTGTCACGCGCGTCGTGAAACGTCGTTTGTGCGCAGCAGCGACTGCCTTTCTCGCTACTCGAGCCGCAGGCGTTGGGAACTTGGAACGTCGTCCTCCGAATCTGATTGGTCGGCCTGCGCGATTTCGTTTATAACGTGCCATATTTCTCTGACCGCGTCTGAGATTTGTTCCAAAAGAGTTTGCTGTGCGTGGAGCTTTGAAAAGATGGAGGCCAGAACTTCGTCGTGATTGGACATCAAGGTTGGGTGAAAGGCCAACTGCTGGGGCAATTAAACCGGCTCCGTACCGATTTAGGAAGGTGAGCCGGGAAACTAAGAAAAGTCCGCGTGCAACGTCCATCGAAATGTTTTTCGATTTAACAGCACACTTATATAAGGGTGGCAGGTGGCGGGTGGCCGCTGGGTAATATTATGCCAGCGTCCAGTTTTGCGTTCGATGGATCCCATGTATTTCTCACCTACCCCCGATGCGGTAATCTATCCCGGGAGCGGGTACGAGATTTCCTACAGAACGACCTTGGTGTGCGACGTTTTCTGGTTGCAAGCGAGCTGCACAGCGATGGGGAACCTCATATTCACGCTTACGCATCTTGGGAGACCAGGAGACGTTACGTCGGTGCAGGATGCTTCGACGTGGACGGACACCATCCTAACGTTCAGAAGCCAAGGAGTCCGAAAGCCGTGGCAGAGTATTGCCGAAAATACGACGTTGACGTCCTTTGTAATTTCGAGATTGCAGAGCTTGAGTCCGGTGGTCGAGACGCCGGATGGAGAAGTTTACTTCGAGACTGCCCAGATGCCAAGACTTTTCTGGCCAGAGTTGAGGAGCTCTATCCGAGAGATTTGTGCCTCTCTCTGGAACGACTACTGCAATTTTGTGAGTGGAGGTGGGGGTCTGAGCGATGTGCGTACAGTGGACGATCTCGCGACCAATTTTTGGAGCCAAACGAACTTGGAGAATGGGTACGACTTTCCTTAGAGGTACTAATATATACCCTATATGTATTCGCTACGCCTACCGGCTCCGCTACGTGGGCGGCTGGTCTGGCCTTTTGCTGTTCCTAATCCTAACCCGACTAGATAGGGGGTGAACGACCTCTTTCGTTGTTATTATGCGGGAATTCAAGACTCGGGAAGACTGAGTGGGCAAGATCTCTTGGCCCGCACATGTACTTCTGCGGGCAATTCAACCTCGACGACTGGGACGCTGCAGCGAAGTACATCGTCCTCGACGACTTTAACATTAAGTTCTTCCCGCAGTGGAAGTCCTTCTTTGGAAGTCAGAAACGGTTCGTGCTTACCGACAAGTACCGTAAAAAGCGAACCGTGGAATGGGGTAAACCTTGTATCTGGTTATGTAACCGAGACGGTGACCCTAGAGGAACTCTTTCCGGAGCTGAACTGGAATGGCTCAGAGCTAATGTCGTAGAAGTGGATATTTATTCAGCTCTCTTTTAAAATTCTTTCCAAAAAAGCTTTCCAGTATGAAGAAATGAAGCATGAGAAGTAGTTGATACCGGGTCTTGACCCCAGACCCTCATGCCTATATAGTATTGATCTGCGCTACGCTTTTTTCTTGGTCCAAAGAAGCGAGGTATTCCGTCTATAGTGCCTTGGGTTTCTTGTATCTTAACAACCTTGTTCATCTTAAATTTGATCGTCGCAACGTGGAATGGATCGGTGGTCGCGACTCCCATCGAATGAAGCTTGTAGTTGTGCACTTTGATAATGCTAATGTTATCGTTGTTCCACGGGGTCACTGGCGATAGACCCGAGAACTGCCCCGTAGCCGTAATGTCAAACATAGGAATGTTGCTATTCGGTGGAACTTGGGTAGGCACCGAATCGATATCCGTTGTAGAAGTCATGCTTTGTCCTTCGTTGTTAACATCAGTGCCGGCTGCGGTAACGTCCATCTGGAAGTCAGATTTGAAATAGATAATTTGAATGTGCACATCCCCCGCTACTAATCCGCGCATGAATATCCTCCAGTTAAATCCGAGCATACGTATCTCTTGTCCAGAGAAGTTCTGCGTGGTATCTCCTTGGCCGAGAAGTGCTTGCCAAGGCGCGAACACTCGGAATGTCATCGCGGTAGCATCGCCTGGTGCGAGAGTGAAACCCGTTTGTGTAAAATGTTGTTTGAATGTTT